TATGGACCAATATATTAAGTATATTGATACCCACATTTATCGTTTATTTCCTAAAAAACAAGATGCCCAAACAGCGGATGCTATTGTTGAATTGTTTCGTAAGCGTGAAACGCTGGAAATATTTAATAAAAAAGCACTTTACATTTATATTCGCGAAATAACCGATGTATCTACCCCTCAGATTACTAAAATCATTAAAAAATTAAAAGCCATTTACGTCCAACTGTATAATGAATACTACCAGCACGGATATATAAAGATTTAAGTATTCATATTTATTGGTAAACGCATTTTATGGCTAATTTTGATGATGTACAGGTATTTGAAGGCATGTCCTTGTCGGACTTGTTCAAGAAAATACACAAGAATAACAAAGATATTGATAAACAGATTGGTGAGTTCATTGAAACAATGAAACCGATGGCAACATCTAATGCAGGTTCTGCGGTAATGTTGATGCCTACTGTTAAGGATTTAATTGATGTTAACGTAAAAAATAACGAACAATTAATTAAAATGGCAGCTATTGCACAACGTGCTGCAACAGTTAACGCAAATAGTGGCACTGATTTGATTAATATGGATGAAATCAATGCTTTATTAGAAGAACAAAAATCAGTACAAGAGCAAGGACAAAAATTACTTGAACAAGCACCTGTTGTACAATTAGAAGCAACAAAATGAAAGTAAGAGAAAACCTATCATCCGTTGTATCATCTATAAGTAAACCAACTGTATTACCTACTAAAAGTGCTCAAGTAGGTAGAATTTATGGTGTGGTAACTACTAAAGATACCCCAACCCCAGCTATGTTTAAAAAAGCAGGAGGGTTTAATGGGATCGGTTCTGTTTTTTATCTCGATTACGATCAGGCTAAAACTATATCAGGTAATCCTACAGATTTATTTTTGGATACTTGTAAAGTAGCAAAACCTTTATATCCCCAATTTCAATATTATCCTGTTTTAGGAGAATTAGTATATTTAGAAGATTTACCATCAGCTGCTTCTCAAGACACATCAGCTTCTTCTCAAAAATACTATATAAGTGTAGTTAATTTGTGGAATAACCAACAACAAAATTCCCAACCAGCTAAAGAAGATGATAATCTAGGGATTACCTTTATTGAAAATCCTAATATAAAAACTTTATTACCTTTTGAAGGTGATCATATTATACAAGGTAGACAAGGTGCTGCTATACGATTTAGTTCAACAACTAAGTTATATAATGATTTAAATGAGTGGAGTTCTATAGGATCTGAAGATAGTCCTATTACTTTAATAACTACAGGTTTAAATTTTACCTCTCAAAGTTATTATGTAGAACAAATAAATAATGATTCTTCTTCTCTTTATTTAACTACAACTCAAAAAATTCCTTTACAAACAAACAGAACAGGAACTTTAAATCCATTAACTAATCCTTTAAATGTACCTGATTATTTTAACTCTCAAATCATTATAAACTCAGATAGAGTTACTTTAAACTCTAAAAAGGATGAAGTAATGATTTTTGCTACCACTAATATTGAACTTAATACTAATAATATTATTAATTTAAATGCTGGAGAAAGAGTACATTTAAATACAAATGCTGTGTTTTTAGGTACAGTAGGAAATCAATTACCATCAGAACCACTAGTATTAGGAGAACGATTATACGATTTACTAAGTAATTTACTTAATGGATTACATACTTTTGCTAATAGTTTAACTACAATAGTAGGTAGTCCTGAAGGTGCTCCTGCTATTGATATTAACAATGCTGCTCAAGGTTTATTGGATAAAGTAGAAAAAGTAGAGAATAGTTTAGAAAATATTTTATCACAAACATCATATACAGCTTAATGGCTAATAAAGTTAACATAGCACCTGTTGTTTCTCCTGAAATTTTAAAAACAGTATCTTCATCTACTGCTATAAAAACTTTTGGTGATCAATTAAAAAACCAAGCTAAAGAAAAAATAATTTCTGTTGCTTTAGGTAAAGCTCAACAACTTACAAACCAAATTGTAGAGTTAAAAACTTTAGAAATTAAAGTAGGAATTGATCATAATAATGAAATTAAACGTATAGAAACTTTACGTAAGCAAGAACAAATAAGTGAGAATCAATATCAAAAAGCTATAGCAATAGAAAATGCTTCTTATGCTAAAAAAAGAGAAGATATTCAAATATTAAAACAAAAGTTACAAACTGATTTAAATAATATAATAGCAGACCCTTATCGTAAAATAAAGGAAGCTAAAAATAAAAGAAAATTAGCTAGAGCAAGAAGAAAAGCAAGAAATAGAGCTGAAAAGGCTAGAGCTAGAAGAGTATTAGCTAAAAAAGTAGCAACTAATGCTGCTAAAACTTTAGCACCTGTTATAGCACTTCAACTTTCTAATAGATTATCTTCTGTTATTTCTCAAAGATCAAAATTAGAAACATTAGTTGATCAAGTTAATGTGTATATTGAACAAGCAAATACTCCTGATACTATCTCTATTGCTACAAATTTAAGAAATAATACTGTTACTTTAATTAATAATAGTATATCTAAATTAGATTCAATTAGGAAAACATTAAATATAATTTCTATTTCATTAACACTATTTAATATTATAATTCCCTTATTAAATAGAACAGCACCTCTTACAGTAATTACTACTCTTCCAGGTACTCCAATTCCTGGAATGATTCCACATGATGAATTGAGAAATAAAAAACAACGTTTAGAAAAATTAGTATCTGCGCTAAGTGCTGTTATAGTAATAGCAACTAATTCTTTAGAAAATGAAATTGTACAGTTAAATGAACTTATTCTTCGTTTAAAAAATATAAGTCAACAATTAACTGATAGTACTTTATCTAATCTAAATGAACAGGAATTAACAGATCTAACTAATTTTTATTCACCTGTTGGAACAGATGAATTTCCTCCTTATAAAGGGTTTAAATTTAAAATAAAAATAGAAGAAAATAAGGCGTTTGAGGTTAAAGGAAATAAACGCCGCTATGCAGTAGCAATTGATCGTGATGGTGTGGAAGTAATAAAAAGTGAACTTTCATTTACATTAGACCCTAACGATCTAGTAGAGCAATTAAAACTAGTTATTGATCAACGAAACTTACAAGGATAAAATATTTATAATTATGAACGCAAAATTATTTAAACAATTAATTAAGGAAGCGGTTCGCGAAGCAGTTCGTGAAGAAATTGGTGTAATGTTATTAGAACAAAAGAAGCAAGAATTAACTGAAGGTAAAACAGTTAGTTTCTCTAGTAGCGATGTACCAGTAGGGGCTGATGCTAAAACAGCTTTACGTAGTAAAATGGGAGCTATGTTTGGATATGAACAACCTCAATCACAATTAAAGGTTGATACTACTTCTGACAACCCATTTGCTGCTTTTATTGCTGATGCAGGAGCAAACATGACTGCTCAAGACCTATCAGGATTAAGAAACTTAGGATAACATGCCAATACCTCAAACAATACGTGTAAATCCGTTAGATTTGCAAAAAAATATTGCTATTGGGGTATCACTACCTTTTAATGGCCCTGGTGTATTTAATAGTACTTATACTACTAAAGACCAGGTTAAATCCAACTTACTTAATCTACTATTAACAGATGTTGGTGAAAGAGTAATGAATCCTACTTTTGGGTGTAATTTAAAAAGATTTTTATTTGAAGGAATTACAGAAGATAATATAGAACTTTTAACTAATAATTTATTAGAAAGTATATATTTGTTTATACCTGAAATTACAGTAACAAACATTCAAGTAGTTCCTAACACTGATTATAATACAATAGCTTTATATGTTGATTATATTTTAAATATATCAAATGCACCTGATCAAGTAACAGTACAATTTAATTAATAATGGCTAATAGTGAAGATATAAACATATCGTATTTAAATAAAACGTTTCCCGATTTTAAGTCTACATTACAACAGTATGCTAAGACTTATTTTCCAACAACGTACAATGACTTTTCTGAAGCAACACCAGGTAATATGTTTATTGAAATGGCATCTTACGTTGGTGATGTAATGTCTTTTTATCTTGATACGCAGGTACAGGAAAACTTTTTATTATACGCTAAGGAAAAAGAAAATTTATATGCTATGGCATATGTTATGGGTTATAGACCTAAAGCAACATATGCTTCAAATGTTATAATGGATGTATATCAATTAGTACCATCTATAACTAATGGTGGAATTACAACTCCTGATTTTAATACCTATGGATTAATTATTCCTTCTAACACAACATTAACATCAGCTACAACAGGTACTAAGTTTTTAACTACTCAAACAATTGATTTTACAGATACAGGAAGTACTGAAATTACATTTGTAAACTCTAATTATTATCTGTTTAAAAAACAAACCCCAGCAATATCAGCTGAAATAAAAGAAACAGTTATCTCTGTTACTCCGAATCAAAAGTTTGCTAATGCTAATATTACAGATACTAATATTTTACAAGTATTAAATGTTACTTCTAGTGATGGAAACTTTTGGTATGAGGTACCTTATTTAGCTCAACAATCTATATTTCAACAAATAGCTAATCCTAATTACTCTACTGATCAGGTTCCTTACTTATTACAACTTCAAAGAGTTCCTAGACGCTATGTTTCTAGAATTATTTCTGATAATACTTTACAACTTGAATTTGGAGCTGGTTTAACTAATGCTAAAACAGATAGTCAAATCGTTCCAACACCATCAAATATACAAGCAGGTGTTGTACCTGGTATTTCAGACTTAACAAGTAATTATAATGAAGCATCTGTATTCTTTACCCAAGAATATGGATTGATCCCTTCAGGATCTTTAACTGTAAAATATCTTGTTGGTGGTGGTATCACTTCAAATGTACCTGCTAATGATATTACAACTATAGATTCTACAGGAGTTTATTTTAAAAACACCCCAGGTCCTTTATCAGCTTCTGTTTTAACTAGTGTAGCTGTAAGTAATCCTA